TATATTTTTGTTCCACTATGAACGATAATGTCGTCATTGAAACTAATTACTGCATAGATTGTATTTTCATATTCAGCATATAATTCTTGTCCGTATCGCTTTGAAAAAGCTCCATTACGATACATAACATTTAGCATATAAGGACTTTGATTTATGTTTTGCTCATAATCTAAATCCTTTAAGTTTAGTCCACCAACTGCTGGACTTTTAATTTGTAATTTTTTTGTGTCAACGCTCTTAAATGAGGGCATTTCCTTATAAGGCATTTGCTATTGCCCTCGCAGTTAATTCTTTGACTTTATCTTGTGATACCATTACTTGCAATGCTACACGAGCGTTATTGTATTCAGTATTAAAGATAGCGAACTTATTCAAGTCATCATCGATAGAAAAGTTTGCGTCTAAACCTTTTACCATTGCGTGTTGGTATTCTTCTAAAATACCCTTTTCAGTTAAGTCATCATTTCTTGTTGAAACTGTAGGTATTTCAAGTAAAGGTAATAAACCTCTTTTCATACGAAGCATATTATTTTCTTCAAATATCTCGGCTAAAATCTTACGAGTAATAGGTAAGATATTTGTATCGTATGAAGTTGATGTAAGTTTTTCAAACATACACGCCTTTGTTTCACTATATAGTTCTTCAACTGTCATTTTTATTACCTCCTAATTCACGAACAAAAGAGGGGACTTTCACCCCTCTGTTTTTTATTACACTGAACGTGCTTGTTTTAATGAAACGTAGATACCTTTTTTCTTTTGGTTAACTACGAAAGCATCATACATTAAGTGACCTTGTAGTAAAGCACCATCAAGATTTTCACTTTCAGTAATGATTCTTAATAATTTGTGTTTGTCAACGTTCATAATTGCTCTTGTATCAACAGCAATAAAGTTAACGTTATCAGGCATATATGAATCAGGAACACGACAAATTCTGATACCTGACATTTCTCCTACTACACCTTTACCTACTGATTTTTCTCCTAAACCACGTAAGTTAATGAACTCTTTAGCAAGTTGCATAACTCCGTAATTTGAAGCACCTGTCCAGATAAGTAAATCTTCTTCAGGAACTTTTTCGTTAACTAAAGCAACGTTAGCAGCAATAATTTTTGATACTACGTTATCAGTAGTTAATATACCATCTATAGACTCTTGAATACCTGAAGTGTTAGCATAAACGCTTAAAGCATATTTGTCTTTAGTTGGAATTACAACTTCGTCAGTTTCCATTTTTAACATAGCACCTGAACGTTTAATCATTTTTTGTTTAGTGTTGTAAGATGAATCGATAGACATATTGAAAGATTTGTTTTGAGTGATAGTGTATGTGTTCTCAACATCTTCGATTTCTCTAACTGCACCAAATCTTGGACCTGTTGTTTCATCAGGATTATAGTTGTTTAATTCTTGAGTTTGAGGTGTTAATCTCTTAACTGTTGCTACTCCTGTGAAATCATATTTTGTTTTTGCTTTTCCCCATACAAGAGAACCTAATTTGTATCTTTGTTCAATAATTGGCTGATATTCAGTCATTAAGTTAATAGTTGGCATTTAATTTTCCTCCTTTTGCCTAATTGTCAACGGAGTCCCAACCTTCCATAAAATCGTCTTTTGCTTTTGCGCCTTCAACACTTGAAGTGCTACCTAAAGATTTAGATTTATTAGCAGCGTTTTGTTTATCTATTGCTGCTTTCTTTTCTTCTTCCTCTTTGGCTTTCATTAGATTTTTTAGCTCCCATTTTTGGTATGCTTCTAAAAGTCCATATCCTTTCTTGACATCTTCGTAAACAGAAGGGTCAAGTTTGTCTATTTCTAAATTAGGGTATTCGTTCCTAAATTTAGCAATGTCTTCTTTGATACGTCTTTCTCCTTCAGAAAGTTGTGTTTCACGTTGTTGCGCTAATTCTTGAGATTTAGCGTTAAATCTTCCTGAAACATTTTTCTCGGCAAGCTCTTTAAGAACTTGTTCGTTTTCAATGTCAGGGTATTTTTCTTTTAATGATTTAAGTTCTTTAGCTACTTCAAGTTCAATTTGTGTATTAGTTAAAGAACCGAGTAAAGTTTTAACGTCCATATTGTTTAGAGCAGCAATTTGCTCTAATTCACTATTAAGTTCGTTAAATCTTCCTAATACTTTGTCGTAGTTCATACCCTTTTGGGCTAACTCACGAGCTTCATCTTCAGTTAAATCTCTTTCTTCGCCGTTGAACTTTGTTCTTAAAAAAGGTTTAACTTCAGTTGTTTCTTGAGCTGGCTTTTCTTCAGCTCCTTTGTTTTCTTCAGATTCAGTAGTTCCTTTGTCTTCTGCTGGTTTGCTTTCAACATTTTCTTCTTCATCTCCTGTAGAAAGTTCATCAATTTTTTCGTCTGATATTTCAGGTAATTCCCAATCATCAGTTTCAGCGATTGACTCTTGGTTTAGAGTTTCTTCGTTCATCTTTTTTTTCTCCTTCTTACGCTATGGTTGGCGTATTAAAAAAGCACCTATAGTGGTGCGTTTTGGTCAAGCGGTGTTGAACCTCTTGCAATCGGCTGTCCTTGTCGAGCAATGATTTCTTTGTAAGACTTAATCAATTTTGCTTTCGAAGGCAGATACTTGCTCGGTATAATTTGCATATACACGTCAGGGTCAATGTATCCTGCTTGAACTAATTTATCTAAAGTGTTGATTTGGGCGATTTCACTATATTGTGCTCCGTTTCCTATCTCTACTTTAAGATTGTAGTTAAGGTCTCTCAACATTGAAAAATCAATAGTTGCGATACCATTTTCTTCAGTCATTACTTCTCTAATTCCATAAGTGACTGAAACAATATCTAATATATTTCTAACTGTGTCCTCCCAAAATTCATAGAATAGTTGTCTTTGAATTTCTAAAGGAACAGCACTTGACTCTTGTAATGCAATGATAGCTGAAGTATTATCAGCTTTAACATTACCAAGCGCAGCGTCAGTAACACCCATACACTCTTTTGTTTGCGATATGGTTTGTAGTGCTAAATCAATAACTTTATCTGAAAAGTCAGGGACTTTAATAAAGTCTAAATACTTTCCTAAAATATCAATTCCAGCAACTGCTGAAGCGCTTGAGTTTAAGAAGTCTTCTATATCTACTTTTGATTTATCGTAAACAACTTTAGGCATACCACTTTGTAAAGCAAACATTTGTGCTATTGCGAAAACTTTATTTACGAAAATTTGGTTAGGAATAACAGAAGTCATTGGAGAATCATAACAATATGAATTCTTTTTAATCTCCCAACCGAAACAAGAAATTGGGTATCTCTTATATTCCAAATCAACAGGTTTAATAATCGTAACTGCTGATGTGCATTTAGTCATATAAACTGTTTTGATTCTTTTCTTTTTCTTTATTTCGATAGGCATTCCATATCCGTCAACACCTTGTTCGATATATTCCTCGTCTTTATAGTCTTTGTAGAACTTAATCAAAACAGTAACAAGATTTTGGCTATCGTCCATATTTGCTAAATCAGGTTCATTGTCATCTACTATCAAATCGATTTGGTCTTGTGGAACGCCATTATCTTTAGCTTCCTGTTTTACTTGGTCAACATATTGTCTAAAAGAAACAATGATGTATGGTTGAGATTGTATATCTCTTGAATAAGGATTACCGAAATAAACATTTGTGTTATCTACTACTTCGGCTTTTAACCTACCTTTAATCGGCTGGTTAGTTTCGAAGTCAGGGTCAAAAGACAACATTAAATAACCTGCTCCATCAACGAAAGCATTACGAATAATCTCTTTAGATTTTTCTTTAATTCTTGCAAGTTCGATAATGTTTTCTATTTCTTTTTGAACAGGTGTAATTCTTTCTAATTCTTCAGCAACATTTGTGAAAGGCGTTAATGATACAGCAACATCATTACTACCAAGAGTTGCGACCATAAACTTTCCTGTTCTTTGTAAAATGTTAAATACTGGTGTTGGCATAGAAGTATTTTCTAAACCTTCCCATTGGTTTCCTTCATAAAACTTTTCGTTTAACTTAACATTTTCAAAGACTTGTTTTCTTTTAAGGTATTCAGAGATAATTTGATATTCGTTCCAAATATCTACAGGTTGTGTTTTAGC